AAGAAAACATTTTCCGGCAGCTGGCAACCGTTATCAAAACTTCCTCCGGTGATCGAAAGATTCCCATCGTTACTTCTAAGGGCGAAGCTGCCTGGATGGATGAGGAGGACGCATATAAGCTGTCTGACGATACCTTTGGACAGGCTTCCCTTGGTGCGTACAAGGTCGGTACGGCAATTAAGATCTCTGAGGAACTGCTGAATGATGCTGCTTTTGACCTGCCGTCTTACATTGCAAAGGAATTTGCAAGAAGAATCGGTGCAAAGGAAGAAGAGGCATTCTTCATTGGTGACGGCAAGGGCAAGCCGACCGGTATCTTCGCTGCAACGGGCGGTGCAGAAAGCGGGGCAACAACCAGCACTGCAAATATCACTTTCGATGATGTTCTGGAACTGTTCTATTCTCTGAGAAGCCCGTATCGGAAGAAAGCTGCATGGGTACTGAATGATTCCACAGTAAAGGCACTTCGTAAGCTGAAGGACAGCACTGGCAATTACATCTGGAATCCGTCTGTACAAGCTGGCGTTCCGGATACCATTCTCAATCGTCCATACTACACTTCCAGCTATGTGCCGGAAATCAAGGCAGG